CCAAACGCCTCTCCATTATGGAGCAAACCATGCGCTTTTACGACGAGAAAGTCTTGCCCTATGTCATCGACAAGGCCTGTTCCATGGGCCAGGTCATGAAGCTTCGCAGCCAGGTGGTTCCCCAGGCACGGGGTGTGGTACTGGAGGTGGGCATGGGTTCCGGCATCAACCTGGAGTTCTACAATCCGGACCACACCGAGCTGGTGTATGGCCTGGAGCCCTCCGAAGGAATGCGGCGCAAAGCCCGGGGCAACCTGGCCAAATCGCCGGTCCAGGTGGAGTGGCTGGGACTGCCCGGCGAGCAGATCCCGCTGGAAGACGAATCGGTCGATACCGTATTGCTTACCTTTACCCTGTGTACCATTCCGGACTGGCTGGCGGCACTACGGCAGATGCATCGGGTACTGAAACCAGACGGCGTGCTGCTGTTTCTGGAACACGGCCAGTCACCGGATGTGGGTGTCCACAAATGGCAAGACCGCATCACCCCGATTTGGAAGAAAATCGCTGGCGGCTGCCACCTCAACCGACCCATATCCGAACTGATCCGGCAAGCGGGCTTCGAGGTGCAGGAGCTTGAAAACCTCTACATGCCCAAAACCCCCAAAATTGCCGGGTACATCTACAAGGGCCGGGCAGTGAAGGCATCCTAACCCAATTGCGTTACAGGCCAAGGCCTTATACAATCCTGCCCCTCCTATCCCCTCCGAATACGCCCGGATGGTGAAATTGGTAGACACAAGAGACTTAAAATAATTCCTGTTGGCCGAAAAATACCAGTTAAAACGGATAGTTGGGAAGGTCAAAAAATTTGGTGCATCACTGGTGCATCAGATTAAGAAAAATGCGGCTGTGGTGAAATTGGTAGACACATCAGACTTAAAATCTGAAGCCCGTTAGGGCGTGCCGGTTCGATTCCGGCCAGCCGCACCATGTTTAACCGCTCGCAAGGATTGCCAAGCGGTCGCGCCACCTGCCGTAAGTGGTGGGACAGTCGGGAGAGACTGGCAACCAATCCCCCTTTTCTGCATTGGATAAAAAAGCCCGGCAGAATCGCTCTACCGGGCCTCTGCGTGTCGTCAGGTCAGGTGATCCCCAGAGGAGTAAACCTGCACACGCTCACGGGGTTTTCGGCCTATGTCCGGGGCACTCGCCGTGTAATCCCCCTCCTGGCTTATCCTGCTTCCAGGCCCGCCCAGGAGATGCGGGTACTAGCTCAGAACTTCGCACATAACCGTCATTAGAAAGCGGTCGTTTTGTGGTAACAGGGCCTTTACTTGGTACTCTGTCGAATCAGACACAAGCCGCATATCGGGTGTCAGGTCGTCCCGGTGGTAAATAGTGATTCTGTGGGTGGTCTGGGCCAACTCGGCAGAGGCCGCCAGAAATTCCCGGCCTGAAACACCCTGAATGCTTCCCCAGACTGTGGCCAGGTCGGCCCAATCCTCTACCATTTCGCCTGTTGTTGGATCTTGTGTCAGTTGCAGGCTCCGAATCGTAATCGGGTGGCTCAGCTTGCCAATGGTCATTACAGAACCTCGGTTGTTCGGTAGGGGTTAAGAAGCAGGGCATAGGCGCTGTTCTCATGCAGCACGCGGTCAGCCTGGCGGGTGCGGTTAACGTACAGATCCCCCACCAGAAGCAGCACAGCGGCCTGTATCGGTTCTGGCATAGGGTCGGGAAGGTCATCGCCCAGATAGTCCGCTACGTGGCCCTCTGCGGCGTCCCAATAGCTCTGTATCACGCTATCCTCTGCCGTGTGGGTCACTCGCAAATGTTCTTTTACGCTGGCTAGTGTCAGGTTCATACGAAAAACACCTCTGTTTCTATCGGGGCCTCATTCGCCACCATGGCGCGGCCAATGGCCATGATTGCCGAAACAATCCCGTCTATTTTCTCAGTAGATTTCTTTTTGCTCGGTTTCAGGTTGCCGGCTGCGTCCTGCTCTACGGTCACGTTTGAGGCCATCCAGCGCAGTACCGGGTTGTCACCGTGGCGTAGCGTCTTGCCGATTACGCGGGCCTCAAATTCCTTGGTCGGGCCACTCATTGAGGCAAAGCCCTGGCCAAAGCCCACTAGCTCGAAACCATCGCCCTCTAGCTGGGTACTGATTTGGGCAGCGTTCCAGCGGTCTACGGCAATCTCTCGGATCAGGTATTGCTCGGCTAGCTCGTTAATCTTGGCCCGTATGTGGTCGTAGTCGATCACGGCGCCGGGGGTTGCGGTTATGTGGCCTTCCCGCACCCACACGTCATAGGGTACGCGGTCACGGTTCACACGCTTCTGTATGGCTTCCTGGGGCACAAAGAAAAACGGCATCAGGTAGGTTAGGCCCTCTACCGGGAAGGCCAGCACCAGGGCCGCTATATCGGTCGTGGTGGCCAGATCCAGGCCGGCGTAACAGGTCGCCCCGGACAGGTCGGGCAGCTTGCCCCCGCACTCGTTCCAGGCGTCAGAGGAAAGCCAGCGGCTATCCGATTCCGTCCACTGGTTCAGGTACAGGCGCCGAAAGGTGTTTTCATAGGCAGGCAGGGCGCGGGCCTTGGCGCACTCCTGAGCGTAAAATTCTTCTTTCACCGATACCCCAAAGCCGGGGTTAGCCTTTGCCCAGGTAGCCGGGTCTGTCCAATCGTCGTCAGGGTCAGCCGCGTAAATCACCGGCAAAAAGGTATCGTCAGGTATTACCCCGTCCCGAACCTTTACCGCGTAGTCCCATAGCTCATAACAGATTGTGTGCTTGTCATAGCCTGCCGTGGTGGTGACAACGGTCAGCGGTTGGCGCCGGGCGCCCATACTCGTTACCAGTACGTCGTACAGTTCCCGGTCGGGCCAGGCGTGCAGCTCGTCAATCCCGGCATAGCTCACGCTTAACCCGTGCTTGGTGTTGGCGTCACTGCTCAATACTTTGTAGCTGCTTCCGGTATTGGGAACGATGATAGACCGCCTGTAAGCCTCGCTACGGCTGTTTAGCTCGGGCTCGGCTTCTACCATGCCCTTAGCGCTCTCAAAGCAGAGGGCGGCTTGCTCACGGTCTGCGGCGGCGTTAATGACCTGGGCGCCGGGCTCCCCGTCACAGTACAGGGCATAGAGGGCCAGGCCAGCGGCTAACGTGGTCTTGCCTTGTTTCCGGGGCAGAGCAATAAAGGCGGTTCGATACTTCCGCGTCCCGTCCGGGCGCTTCCATCCGAACAGATCCCGGACAATGCGGGCCTGCCATTCATCCAGCACAAACGGTTGCCCCCGCCACTCTCCGGTGGTGTGGGTCAGGCACTCAGCAAAGAACGCTACGGCTGTTTCTGCGGCGTCCTCGTCATACCAGTAATCAACCTGCTTTGAAGAATCGGCCTTTACCATCGTCTGCTTTCTTCTTGCCTGGGGTTGCTATGCCGGCCTGGGAGCTGGGTGTAAAACCGAACTCACGGGCAACAAGTCGAATTTGCTGCATCAGCTTTAGGTCAGCTTCTCCGGTCTGCTCTACCTTCCTGGCGAACTCCGCCACCATCGTCACATAGCCAGCCAATACTTCCCGGTTGGCCTCGTTGAACAGCCCGTTAACCTGTAAGGCCCTGGCCAGCGGTTCCCAACGTGCCTTTGCGCCTTCTGTCAGCCACTCAGGCGGCGTTAACTCGGCGTTGCCGTAATCCGGTTCATCTTCAGGCAATGGCTTCTTGCCGGGGTTGCCTGCTAGCACCTTCAGGGCGGTTGGTTTTTTGCCTGGGCCTGGCATGGTCGGAACTCCTATCCCTCGGCTGTGTTTTCGTGACTGGGGGCGCGGTTCGTAGCGCTCCGGTTGCTGGTGATTTTTTCGCTGTTCCATCCGTGCTGTGGGTCAAGTGGATAGCCGTTCCGGTCGCAGCCTTTACGCTTCACGTCCTGCCCGTTCATCTCTGCCCGTGTCTTGCGGGCGTGGCACTCATGGCACATGCCGGTCAGGTTCTCGCGCCTGTTGTCGTCGCCATCGTTGTTAATGTGGTCAACGTCTACGCTGGCCACGTACCGGCCTTCTGCCAGGCACCAACGGCACAGTGGTTCTTCTGCCAATACCTGGGCACGCAGCCGGCGCCACTTGGCCCCGTTCAACGGCAATACCCGTTGCTTGGGCTTATAGGTGACGTGGGTGTTACCCAGCTTCTCGGGTCTGTGCTGCTTCATCGTCAATGCCCTCGATGGTTGGCATATTCTCCAGGCGGCGCACTTCGCTACGCTTCATCCATCCGTCACTAATGGCCCGCTCATAGAATTGGGCGCGGGTCAGGCTGTCACCCCGTAACAGGCCCTCTACGTTGTGCTCTACAAAGTAGGTGGCGGGGTCATTCACCAGAACGCGGTTAATGGCCTGCTCCCAGGCGACAAGGTGGCGGCGTAGGGTGTTGGTCACAAAGAACCGGCCCAGCTCTACCACGTTGGAATAGTTCGCGGCTTCCATATCGCCCACCATGACCGGCGGCATACGGAACAGGCGGCAACATTCCACGATGGACAGGCGGCGGGCGGCAATCCATTCCGCATCTTCCAGAGTCATAGATACCGTTTTGAATTGGGCGCCCTGGGGCAGTACAGCGGTCTTGCCGTGGTTGTTTACCCCGGCTTGCCCGGCAGCCCAGCTATCCCGGATCTGTGCGGCTTGGTCTTTGGTCGTGCCCGGCTGTGTCTCGATAACCCCGGACAGCTTTGTACCTTGCTCAAACATTTTGGCGCCGTGGGTACGCTCTGCCAGGGCAAGGCCAACGGTATCGCGGGCTACCTGAATCGGGCTACGGCCTATGATCCCGTCGTCTGAGTGGTACTTAACGTGCAGCACCTCGTCCGCCAGCAGGCGCCGTGTCCGGCCTGAATCGTCCACAATGTCATACAGCAACCGGCCTTGCTGGCTGCGGAGAATCGTTACCCGGTCAGGGTGAACAGGCAGCAGGACAGAGGGCCGGCCCGCTCCGTTGCGGACAATCTCGGCGTAGGCATTGCCGCGCAGCAAAACGTGCCGTTGCAGTTGCTCTCGGAACTCCAGGGCGGTCTGGTAGTCGTTGGGCGTGTCGTGCAGCAGCTTATACAGCGGGTGCTGTGGGGCCTTCTCTCTGCCCTTGTCCGTACGTTTGTAGACGTAGAGGGGCAGACTTCCGACCGTCTCGGAAATCGCCGCCACACAGGCATACACGGCGCTAATGCTCTCGGCGGTTTCCGAGTTCACCGATACCCCGGCAGATTCGCCACCAATGGCCAGGCTGGAATAGTAGGTGTCATAGGCTGGCGTGCTGTTCCGTTGCTCGGTTTTCTTAAACGGGTTCCATTTCATCGGCAGGCCTCCAGGTACAGACGGGCAAGTTTCACGCTCTGCGGCTGCTTACCGCGTACCTGCACAGTGGTACTGTCATAGGCCGGCGTGGCGGTAATGGTTATCTCGAACAGATCCACGTCTGTTAGGTGGCGGGTTTCGCCTTCCCACTGCTCGCCCTGGGCAATGAAGCCAAAGGAGCAGCCGGCCACGTCGCCCCGTTCCACCAGAACAGGCAAATCCCGGCCTAGCTGGGTGTCGGGTAGATCCACCTCAAAGGCCAGGCCCTGGGCGTCCTCATACAGCCGCAAGGTTCCAGCCCCCAGGCGTCCCAGCAGTGACCGGGAATCGTGCTCGTAAATGGCGCGGACTTTCTGAGCGTCAGGACTGGCCAGCGAGCGCTTAAAAGCACCGGGCCGGATGATTTCAGAAAATCCCCCCAGATCGGTTGGCTCGTTGAAGCGGGCCGCATATCCGTACAGGGTGCGGCCTTTGCTTACAACGGCGCTTTCAAGTGCTCGCCGTTCCATGCTCACCTCTTAGACCTGAGTCGCTACAACAAAGCCGGAGTCGCTACAACAAAGCCTTGCGGGTGGCGCAGGGCTACGTCACAGGTCGCCATAGCGCGAACCTGAACACCGCCACGGGAGTAGGCCGGTTCGGCGTAGGGGTTAACCAGAATGTCGATTTCAGACCAAATGCCCAGCATGACCTGGGAGAAATCGCCATACAGCAGGGTGTCTTCCGGCATCTGGTTTGTCACCATGTAGGGCTTGCTATCCATCTGCCCGTTTTCCGCCAGGAAGCCAGATCCAGAGCCGGCCACTTTCTCAGTGCTGGCAAAGGTGGTTCGCACGGCAGGGTCAGAAAGGAAGGTGGTTCCGTCCAGATTCGCCAGTTCCAGCAGCTCAGACAGGCCCAGAACGTCCGCCCAGCTTGCCGGCATGGTGGCGGTCTGCACGTTGGCGTTGGAAATGATGCCGGTTGGCTCGTTAACGCCACCACCTACCAAAATGGCCTTGTCGATCTCTTGGGCTACCAGGGCGGTCAGGTCATCCCGTACCAGTTGCTCAATACCCGGGCTCGATTGCTGAATCAGTTGGCGGGACATTTCGGTTTTTCCGCCTGTGTGTTTCGGGGTCAGGGTCACAGAATCAAAGCCCATGGTTCCCTCAGGTACGGCCCCGCCTTCTGCTACCCAGCCCAGAGACAGGCTAGAACCGTGCTTGGGCACGGTTACGTCACCTTGTAGGCCGGTCAGTACCCGTACACCCAGGCGGCGGGCCAGCAGGCGGTTACGCAGGGCGCCAATGTAATCTTGCGGGCGGTGTTGGGTGCCGATGATCTCCGGGGCGCTGGCGGTGTCGTTGGCGCGGGTTTCAAGGGCCTGCATCGGGATAAAGGCGCCTTGAGCCTTGCGACCGGAGCGGCGTTCCGCTTCCTGGGCGTACTCACGCTCGATACCGTCCAGGCTGCGGCCTTCCATCTGGGCGCGAATCACCTTCAGGACAGACACAGAACGAGCCAGCTTGTCGAAGTCGGCAGAGGCGTTATCTGATACCGGCGTGCCAGCGGCGCGGCGCTCGGTTTCTGCCAGGTACTCGGCGCGTTCAATCTGTTTGGTCAGGTTGCGTTCTTCCGCCTTCAGCCCGTCGAATTGCTGGGCCTCGTCTGCGGTCAGGTCGCGGCTATCGTTGGCGGCAGCGTCTACCAGGGCCTTCATGGCCTCGACTTTGGCGGAGCGCTGTTCCCGGAGTGCGGCTAGTTTCATGCTAAAAACCTCGCTTTAGCGGCAAAAAATATTGCTTTGGCCGCCTGTAACGGCAGCCTATTGCTCGTTACGTCTTAATCTTAGCACAAAAAACCGCCAAAGCATGTATAGATAAACAGGCTGTTTTTATGAACAGTATGTGAATTAACGGGCGTTGAGCGGTGGTTGAACGGGCGTAGGACGGTATGAGAACGGTTCCCAGATAGAGGCGGGCCTAGGGAAAGCCTGGGG